GACTATAAGTTCACAAGACGGAATGTTGGGATTGGCTCAGTCAATGGCAGCCGCATACAAGGTTCCTTTGCATGATGTAATGGAAGACGTTGCTAAGGCTTCGGCGTCTTCTTATGCTTATATCAGTAAAAATCCTGCTCAGTTAATAAAAGCTGCGGTGGAAGCTAGAAGGTTCGGAACTTCTTTGACCTCGTTAGCTAATAGTGCTAAGTCGTTATTGAATTTCACCGAATCTATTGAATCGGAAATGGAATCTTCGGTTCTGTTGGGTCGTGGAGTTAATTTACAGCTTGCAAGACAACTTGCTTACAATAAAGATTTTGTTGGATTAAACAAAGAGATTGTTAGACTTGCTAAAGAGTTTCGATATAACCAGATGGACCCATATCAACAAGCTGCTTTTGCCAAGTCTTTGGGTAAAACAGAAGAAGAGTTGGGTAAAATTCTTCAATCGTCTCAGGAAGATATTGCTCTTCGAAATAGAGCTAATCAATTGGCTAGAGAGGGTAATACAACACTTCAAAAACGAATTGAACAACGAGATAGATTACAAGCTCAAAGTCAATCGGAATTGAAAGATCTTGGAAAGAAGGCTGAAAAAAATTTCCAACTTATCAGAAATCAAGAAAGAATGAATGCTGTTACAGATCAGTGGAAACAGATATTCCTTGAAATTAGTGAAGCTATAATTCCTATCATAGATTTTGGAACCAAACTTCTAGTTCCGATAGTCGGAGCTGTAGGACATCTGATGAAAATCTCATTGCTGTTTGGGGGAATCAACGGAGCATTACTGTTAACAGGTAAGATATTGGATAATATCGGAAATAGCATGTCGTATATCGGTAAACTGTTTACACTTGCTGGAACAGGCGTCCGTAATATAAGCGGAGCCATGAAGAAGTTTTACAGTTTAGTGGAAGGAATTGCAAACGTTAAACCCTTTGGTTGGGTAAGAACTGTATGGCACGGAATCGGTCAAGCTTTCGTAGCTTTAGTAAATCTCTGTTCTAGATTTGGATTTATCAAAACCATTTCTGGATTTTTTGGAAAAGTATTTTCGTCTATCGGAGGGATAATAACAAAATTAGCAAGCGGTGCTGGTTGGTTAGGAAAATGGTTTGGACTCGCATCGAGATTTTTTGGAATCTTTGGAAAATGGGTTCCGGTCGTTGGTTGGGTTATAACCGGATTACAATTCATAGGAAATCTGATAAAAAGAATCATCAACATCGACACATCAAAAGGATTTTGGAATACAATATGGCAAGGAATCAAAGCGGTGGGTGGAGCTATATACGACACTTTAATTCAACCGTTCGTGGATGTTTGGAATTGGTTAAAGACTAAGTTTTTTGGTAATTCTCCTTCTCAGCTTGGGTTGTTGATTGTCAAAGGAATCAAAGCAGTTGGGATGATGATTCAATATAATTTGTTAAGCCCATTTACAGCGGTTTGGAAGTTGGTCAACGCAATGTTCACCACCGAATTAGGCAAAAATCTATTAAGTGGATTGGAATCTATTGGAAGTAAGATCTATAACTTTATTATAACCCCATTTAAGAAAGCTTGGGAATGGATCGCAGGTTTGTTTGGAAATGGAGTAGTTCAACCAAACGTTCAGAAACCAGCGGTTGTCGGAAAAGCTGCTCAACTCGGAATTCCTATTGATAGGTTGGTTCCAGATAATGATATTAGATCGTATAAGGAGTTGGATAATGCTCAAGTTGGATCAGAAAAACAAACGACTCAATCTCCAATCACTCAAGCTCAGACTATAGAAAATAATCAAGCAGCCATTCTGAAAGTGTTGAACGAAATCAAAGATGGTTTGGAGAATGGAAAGATTTCTGTAAATATTGATGGTCAGTTGGTTAGTACCGCTTTAAACCGTGGAACTAAATTTCGTGGTGAATACGGAGCAATGAAATAATTATAAGATATGGGAAATGTAAACCCTCCAGATTCAAAACCGTCCTTGGTCAAGGTTCCAAGCAATTATCCTATGGTTCCTCAACCAGGGAAGGTTAGCATCTTGTTTGATGCTAATAAGAACGATTTATATCATAAGTTTGATGCTAACGATTATGATAATGGAAATGGTTTTGGTTTTACTCAACCATATGTTTATCGCTATCCTACAGATAGACAGATTGGGTTTGGTGTTGGGTCGGGAGTAGATGATGTAGTCAGAGTCACTAAGTTTGTCGCTTCTGGACGTGGTTTGATGTTTGTTGCCAAACAATTTTTACTTCAAGGGTTCCAACCATTTGATGAAACTAACATCTACAATCCAACCGAAGTAATTCTTTCAGCAGCTTCTAATCTAACCTATGGAATTTTAGGAAAGCCAAAAAGACATCTTGATACCAGCGGTGGATTGTTAGGTGGTCTTGCTGGTTTAGTGGGAATCCAAGTTAGTCGTTCTCAACCTCCACCATCCACGGTTGCTGCTGGAGATGGTTCAGGAGGATCGTCAGAAGGTAAATTGTTTGGTGGATTTAGTCTTCTTGGAAATGCCGGAGGAAATAGAGAAGCTGAAGTTCTTCCTGTTAGAAACTTTGGAGAAGGTGCTGGTTTATTAAGAGCCAAAGATGCGAATAGAGCCAGAAGTATTTTACAAACTAGATGGGGAGCCGATTCTAGTCAAGCTGGAGGCGGAGGATTTACAAGTTTTCTTAAAGGAATCGTCAAGTCCGTCATTCCACAAGTGTTTGGTTCGGATAAACAGAATTACGAACAAAGAGCTGATGATATAGCTTACGATTGGATGATTAAGTATTACAATGATAATACTGCTATCAACCGTGTAACAGGAGTTAAAAGTGGTCCTGAAATTGGTATAAGTTTCATGGGTTTTAGTTTAAAGAAGCCTAATACGTTTAGGCTGGGAACACAAATGACTAATGCTGTTACCGAACAGTTCAAACAGAGATTTTTTAAGACAAAAGAGAAGACTTATCTATACAAAGATGAAGTATTCGTTCAGGGCGAAGACGAACAATCCAATACACTTAAGATTTACAAAGACTCTTATTATAAAGACAATTCGGAAGGTCTTGAGGGACAGAGAGATACCTACTTTGACGTTAAATCGTGGAAACCAGTTGATGGAGAATCGCCAATCGAAACGGCTTACAAAGATTATAGTGAAGATGGAAAATCGGTAAAATCGACAGATTTAGTAGGAAAATCGTTCTACAATGAAACTTATGAAGGCCTAGAGTCGGAGTTTTATCCTAGTTTTGACAACATAAACTCCAAAAAGGCTAATAACAGATCAGTATCTCAAAATACGAAACTAAACGACGTTTCTACAGATGATACCCCAGCGTCCAGAATAAATAATAGCCTACAGGAAGTCATTAAAAACATCGCCAGAAGTGGGATCTACTCAACTAACATAACCAACAAAGATAACTTCTTATTGTTGTCGGGGAATCCTTCTAAACAAGGTTATGACCGACTTCATGACATAGCCAAAACACCCTATAACATGAAGAACAACCCAAACAGTGTTGAATCGACTTATTATAATGATAATGTCAGAACGGTGGATTCTATAATTAATCCCAACAAGAACATTGGGTTGGCTGGAAATGGTCGTCCTGATAAAATTAACACTCTTACTATTTTGGATAATGATAAGAAGGTTAAAGAAATTTTAATGAAGGAATATACGGAATGGAAGCCATATGAAGACGATTTGATTGCCTTCTTTTTCTATGACGTAGTAAATGGGAAATATATCCCATTCAGAGCCACCGTAAAAGGAATTTCCGAGTCGAATAACGCTCTTTGGGATGAATTAAGGTTTGTGGGAAGAGCAGATGCTATCTATTCCTATTCTGGATTCACTCGAAACTTAACGTTTAGTTTTACGGTAGTAGTTAACAGTTTACTTGAGTTGTATCCGGTGTGGAAGAGAATCAATTATATTGCTTCCTCAGTGAAACCTTCCGGATACACAAAGAAGGTTCAAAACGATAATGCTACAAATAGATTTGTCATTCCGCCGATGTTTATGTTGACGATTGGGGATCTTTACAAATATCAACCAGTTGTTATGACTGCTGTAACTATGGCTGTTCCTGACAATGCTGTTTGGGAGATTGTTCCTGAAAATTCTACAGAAGATTGGTCACATATGGCCAATATGATTAAATCGAGTGTTCCGAAAGGAAGAATTGGTCAAGTTCCACGAGAAGTCGAAGTAACAGTAGCTTGCAATCTTTTGGAAAAAGAACGTCCTCAAGTTGGACGTTCTCATTATGCTCACACCGTTGTCAACGATAACTATGATGCGATTGTTGGAGAAGAGTATTTACCATCTCCAGAGAAATTCTCAATCAACATTAGAGAAGATTCCGAAGAGTTTCCTAAAGGATAAAAATGAAAAGATATTCTAACATACCAACAACCCAAAGATGGGATGGAAAGAACGTGTTGAATACAACGCATTATCCTGACATTCCCAAACAAGATAGTGATATCTATATAGTGACAAACGATGGAGATTATCTTGACACCTTGGCTTTCAAGTATTATCAAGATCCTACGTTGTGGTGGATTATTGCTTTAGCCAATAACATTGGAAAAGGGAGAATGTCTGTAGAAGGTGGATTACAAATAAGAATACCAACAGATGTTTCTTCGATAATATCCAAGTTCAATCAAATAAACAGTTAAGTTATGTCAACGCCTTTAATCCCGTGGGAAACGTGTAACGTACCCGAAGAGATACAAAAAGAACTTATTAGAAGGAAGACCAACGTTGGTTTGAATTTCAAAGGAATCGACGGTTGGAGTCCTGATGGAGGCGATTGGCAGAAATATAAAGGCCCGATGACTTCGTGGGTTCGTGTTTGTTCAAATGGTAAAGGAAGACCAGAACTCAATAAGCCAGGTTTTGTGATGACGGGAGGAAAATCGTTTTATCAGACTTATGGATTTCAACCATCAGCAAATGGGAATCAACAAACTCTAGGTTATACTCCCGATGGAAAAGAACACACCATCGGTTATGATAAGAACACAAGCCAATTTCCAATTCACGTTCCATCTCCAGAGATTCTGAGGATTGAAACTGTTATTCAAAAAGAACTTCTAAGAAGAGTTTGGATTCATTGGGTTTGTTTTTCTCCGAAACAATTGGAGTATATGACTCCGTATTTCTTAGTTCCCAGAACGTCGATTATTGTGGAGTTTGGTTGGAATCATTTCAATCCAGAATCGTTGGTAGATTTAACAAATGAAGATAAATTGGCGGATATCTATTTCAAAAATCCATATCCTCTTTACAACGAGAATATTTTGAAATCGAATGGAAACTATGACGTGGTATTTGGAATCGTCACGAACTTTGAGTGGTCCATCGAAGGAAACAAAATCAGTTGTATGACAGAGGTTACGTCCAAAGACAGATTGTATGCTGGAATACCAATTTCTACAATAGTGGCTTCAAAAGTTGATCCATCCAAGGATAACACGGATATCAAGTATTTCACAAACATTAGAAAGATTTGTGATTCCAATTTCATTAACAATCTCAAGGCTATAGCATCTTTAGACGACTTGAATCAAGCTGACTCAAAGTTGAGTAATGAACAACTCTACCAATATATTAAAGGGGGAACTACCCCGATGAGAAAAGAATATTGGAGAGGAATTTTCTATGGAAGAGATACCAAAAACATGAAAAAATCCGAAAACGGTTTGGATTACAAATGGACTCCTCCTACTAAAAATGATTTTGATGTTACGAACAAAAACGAAGATGTTTGGGTTAACATGGGATTTATTGTCGAACTTCTCAATAGATGTTTTCCATTTCCCGATGTTAAACACGGAAACTTTTTTCATGTTAATGTCGATGAAGCAGTAATTGGGGCTCACCCAAATCACATTTCATGCGACGGTGGAACTCTATTGATTCCTAACGCTTATGCTCCAAAGTATATGTTTGGAACTCCTGGTTTAAAACAAAACGAACCGGATGGAGACTACTACAATCAGTTTGGTATTCCTTGGGGAAAGGATGCGAAAGCAGCGAGTAGAAAAATCAACAAGAAAGTAAAGGATGCTAACGATCCTCTTTGGAACGCTGATTGTCAATTATCTAATGTTTTCGATCAAGGAATTCACCCTGTCAGAGATGACTTGGATTTTGTCATTAACGCAAACCGATATTTGTATCCAACCGAGAGGAATTTTTACGCTTTTCCGTTTATAGACACAGAAGAGTTTCCTATTAAGAACAGAACGGGAACCGCAAAATACGATCCTTATTTCTACGGATACTTCAAAGATCTTTACATCAATGTTAACAAGTTTATTCAACTCGTCAAAGATGAAAATGTTAAAACCTATGTTGATCTTTACAAAGCTATGTTTGATGAGATTAATAGAGCAGGTGGAAACTTTTGGGAGTTTTCTCTTGCGGTAAATGATAATACGAGTGGATATACTGTGGTAGATAACAGAATGCTTCCGAGTGGAAATAACAAATCCAAAGCGTGGTATTTTGATTATCAAGACTCCGATCAAGTAATGACTAATTTGGGATTCAAACCAAAAATGTCTGATGCTCAAGCTTTCAGAACAATCTTCGGAGAAACAAACAATCCTGAATCAAAAACGGTGGCCAAGGAAGAAAACGATTTGTTGAATTATCAGTTTGAAGATAGAATTTTAAGCAAGGTTAAAGACTTCCTTCCAACGATAATGGTAGACAACACCGATGCGAACAAAGACCCATTCGGAGAAGACGTAAAACTTCAACAGCATATAACCCCAGGAACAGGAGAGAAAAACCCTTATCAGTTCACCGTCATGGTTGGAAACAAACCGTTTATTAGACGATTGGTTTTGCCAGATTCTAGCTTACTTAACGTGTTGTTGGACGATCACGACCTTGAAAGAAATCAGAGGTATACGGGCATCCAACCAATTACGGTAGAAGTTTCTTTACAGGGAATTGGCGGTCTGAGAACGTTTATGTCTTTCCTAATTAGGAACTTACCGAACCCTTACCACCACAAGGATGTTGCTTATCGAATCGTGGATGTTCACCACGTTGTCCAAGACGGAAAGTGGGATACCGTGATAAAAGCAGGCATCATCCCTCTCCGTGGGTATATAAAATCGAAGTTGGGTATTCCAGAGTAAAATATATTGATGCTAAACACCTTCTAGGGTATTAGTACCTTGAATGATTGAGACTCGGGAAGATTATAGAAACTTTTTAGAAAAAAATTATAAAGACGATTTGTTTTTACATATCGTTCTTTGTGATGACTCCGTTCATCCCGTAAAATCCTCTCCTTCAATCATCTTTGCTCAAAATTGTAAAACCGAACATATCTATCCCATTGTCATAGACCATCAGGATAGTCCTTCTGTTATTGGTCTTCCCGAACTCATAGATGATATTAGTAAATTTGATGGTAGATTATTTGTTCTGGACAAGAAGAGCTTCATTCAGCAGATTCCGATCAAGAAAGTCTTGGACATGAACCTTGGTCTACACCTTAAGAATGATAAGATTATAAATACTGTTGAATTCGAGACGACTGCTCATAGATTTATTCGTCAAAATTATTATACGTATCCTGTTCTGAATAAGGTAGTTCCGTTAGTTAAACATCAGGAAATGGTGTCGAATTTATACCTCAAAAATAAAAGTTTATATAAATCGTTGATTTTCAACGAAATATATTTTCTATCAATTAACAACTCGATAATTGAGGCTCTTTCGGAAACTGAACAAAACGGTATTTTTGTAGACAGGGAGAAGTTTATTAAGCATTTCGAAGTAAGTCCCGACAAGGACGGTTTTGTTTATAGTCAGTATAACATTTACACTTCTACAGGGCGTCCTTCGAATAGATTTGGTGGAGTGAACTATGCAGCTTTGAAGAAAGAAGATGGTTCACGAGAATGTTTTGTATCTCGATTTGGAACCGAAGGAACGATGGTGTTGATAGATTATTCAGCTTTTCATCCGAGGATTATCTGTGAGTTGACCAACTTTAAACTTGGGTTAGATGTGGATTTCTATCGTTATATTGCTAAGTTGTGTTTTAAGAAACAGATAATTGATGAACAAGATGTGTCCGATGCAAAAGCTTTAACGTTTAGACAATTGTATGGTGGTGTAGAAGAAGAGTATTCACATATTCAGTTTTTCTATAATTTGAAGGGGTTCATTGATTCTCATTGGAAGGAGTATCAAGATAAAGGATATACTTCGACTCCAATTTTCGGTCGGAAGATTTCAGAAGTTAGTGAAGTTAAACCAAACAAGTTGTTTAACTACATCCTTCAAGCTACAGAAACAGAAATAGCCGTTCCGATTTTGGGCAAGGTAAACGAGTTTCTTAGAGACAAGAAATCGAAGACGGTTCTCTATACGTATGACTCCATTCTGTTTGATGCTCATAACGGTGAATTGGATAGAATCAAGAAAGATGTTGTAGAAATAATGATGGACGGAAACAGATTTCCTATAAAATGTTACGTTGGAAAGTCATACGCCGATCTCAGTCAAATATCCTTATAACTTTCGAGTTTTTAAGAGATATTTATAAATTAACGATATCGTATGGACAACACTTTTCTCATAGATACTATTTTAAGCGAATGGGCTCTTCGTAGCCCAAGCGGGTTATGTTCAGAAAGTCTGAGTGAAGAAGATTTGGAGTGTTTACTTGAGACGGTTCAAGATTTAGCTTTTGATGTAATTAAAGATCCAGCAAATTTCGTAAATGAAATTTCTGTTATTGCTGAAAAAGGAAAACACCCTGAACGACAAGCCTATAACAAAAACGGTCTTTTAGTAACGTTTCCAACACCTGAATACAAGGCTAGAGCAATTGCTAAAGGAACCCACTTCGAAAAGAATCCGAAGGCTGGTCAAACGAATTTATTTGGTGGTGGTCAACAAGCTCCACAAGGAGCTGCCCCTGCTGATCCCGCTGCAACTCCAGCATCTAAAGACAATATGGATGCTGGTCAGTCGGAACTTCCACAGTCTGATAGTGGTCAACCACAAACAGAACCAGCAAAGAAAGAAGAGCCTCAGCCAGGAATGCCCGGCGGTGATGTTCCAAAAGCTCCATCGGGAGGCGGATTATCTTCCGGAGGATCATCGGAACCACCAGCACAAGGTCAATTAGCAGTTGAACCTCCAGCACAACCAGCAGCTCCAGCAGTTTCTCCTGCTCCACCAACCCCAACTCCACCACCAGTTCAAAAAACTCCTGAGGAAATTGCTGCGGAGAAACAAGTCATCAAACAAATGATGAATACCGACGATACTTTACCAACAGTTCCGGGTGTAGGTGGAAGTGGAATGGCAGAATCTTTGAACTTGACAGAGCAACTTATCAAACTAAATAAGATTGCTGTGGATATGAATCTCAAAAAGGCGTCGAGATTTTTGAGAAACTATATCTAAGTTATGAACGATAAAAGACAGTTACTTTGTACATTCTCAAACGTAGGTGACTTTCAGAATGTGGTAGATCAAATATACAAGTTCTATACTGTATATAACCATTGTATTTTTGTTTTTTACAACACGAAGAATGCCAAAGAACTTTTCGTAACATACAATATCTTAAATAGCAATGGAGAGTTCCCGAAATTCCCGAATACCATATCAATTCATAGAAAGAAGCAGACCAACACGTTATACACGCTTAATGCGATGAATCAAATCATCAGGGATGAAAACGGTGGTGTGTTTGATAATAAGTTTCAAGTCAATTGGGAACTCTACAAAGACTCTCTTATTATAACTAATGACGAATTTATAAGAGTTATTTCAATCAAGATTTATGATATAATTAATTGATTTCTGGCCGTTTCCTTTGTATCTTTGATATGTATTGATGATACGGAAAACATTAATTAGTTTATCCGAATTATCAATTAACAAGTTAGAAATTAACAAAGGAAATAATTATGGCATTAGACATTAACAAAATTAAGTCTCGTCTCAACTCTCTGAGTAACACCAACCAAAAATCCAACCTTCTGTGGAAACCAACGCCGGGTAAACAAGAAGTAAGAATTGTACCTTACAAGTTCCAACCCGACAATCCGTTTTCGGAATTGAAGTTCCACTACAATCTCAACGGTAAAACCTATCTGTCTCCTGACAGCTTTGGTCGTCCTGATCCGATTGTAGAGTTTGCTGCTCGTCTTAAGAAGAGCGGTGACAAAGAAGAATGGAAGCTTGCTCGTAAGCTTGAGCCGAAGATGAGAACATTCGCTCCTGTCATTGTTCGTGGACAGGAAGAAGAGGGAGTTAAGTTCTGGGGTTTTGGAAAACAAGTGTATCAAGAACTTCTTTCCATTATGAGTGATCCAGACTACGGTGATATTACCGACCTTGCTAACGGTCGTGATATCGTTGTCGAGTTCAAGACCGCTGAAGAAACAGGAAAACAATTCCCAGAAACTTCGATTCGTGTCAAACCAGTCACGAAGCCAGCAGTCGATCCTAATAACAAGGATCTGTTAGCCAAAGTCGCCAACCAATCTAAGTTGTTGGATTTGTTCCCAGAACTTAGCTACGACGAGTTGAAGTCAGTCATGGATCAGTGGCTCCACCCAGAAGACGGTGATGCTCAACAAGATCCAGAAGTCGCTGCCGCCGCTGCAGCTGTGAACGGAACCTCCGCTCCAGCTCCTGCCGCAACAGAAACCAAGGTAGAAACCAAGGCTCCAGCCGCTCCAACGGCTAAGTCTGACGACGTTGCTGCCGCCTTTGACAATCTGTTCAAGGGATCATAATTAGTGAAATAAAATATGTTGAGATAGTATGCCTTATAGGTGTACTATCTCTTCATACTAAATAGGAAAGTTCTGTTTATGGCAAAAAAAGAAACATCATCAAAACACGTAGACGTTGAAGCAAAAGTCGGGCGAGATGAGTTGGCAGAACTTCTAGCGAAAGAACTTAATAAGGCTAATAAAGATGGTGGAAAGGTTGCTTATTTTCTTGACGAAAAAGAAGACCCGTCTACTGTAACTGATTGGGTATCTACAGGTTCAACAATGTTGGATCTCGCAATATCTAATAGACCTTATGGGGGTCTTCCCGTTGGAAGAATTACAACTCTCACAGGATTGGAAGGAACAGGAAAATCTCTTGTTTGTGCTCATCTCGTAGCAAATACACAAAAGAAAGGTGGTCAAGCAGTTTATATTGATACAGAAGCTGCTGCGGCCCCTGAATTTTGGACAGCATTAGGAGTTGATCTCAGAACCATGTTGTATTTACCTCAAGATACAATTGAAGGTGCATTCCAAATGGTTGAGGATATTATCGGAGTAGTTCGCAAGTCAGATAGTGATCGTTTAGTAACTATTATTATCGACTCAATCGCTGGAGCTTCCACCAAACAAGAATTGGAAGCTGATTACCAAAGAAAAGGATACGCTACTGGTAAATCTATTATTGTATCCGAAGCCATGAGAAAGTTAACCAACCTCTTAGCAAAGAGAAGGATTCTTTTAGTTCTCACAAATCAACTGAGACAGAATCTCCAAGCTATGGCGTTCGGAGATAAGTGGGTAGAACCTTGTGGGAAGGCTACTTCATTCCATAGTACTGTTAAAGTTCGTTTCGAAACAATTGAAAAGTTAAAGAACGCTGATAAAGAAGTTATTGGCGTCCATACACGAGCCACAGTTAGAAAGAATCGACTAGGCCCTCCGTTCAAATCAGCAGAATTTGAAGTTTACTTCGATAGTGGTATTGCTGATTACGCTTCTTGGGTTGATGTGGCTAAAAAGAAAAAGATCATCACGCCAAAAGGTGCTTGGTTGGAATATAAAGGAGAAAACTTCAATACCGATTCTTTGGTTAAAACTCTCAATTCCAATGAAACCTTCAAAAACGAATTGTATCAACAAATCTGTGATTCTGTAATTATGCAGTATAAATCACCAAATTCCTCTATCAAGGAAGATCTGGTAACGGAACCAGAAGGTGCAGAATCTACAGATGTAATTGAAGCAGAATAAGTTATGTCCAGAAAGAGGAAATTGTTTTTAGATATGACAGTAGCATCTACAATGGTATTGTCTGCTGCTCCCCCTTCTCAAGACAAAATTTCCAAACTTCCACAATCCTTCGACGCTCGTGATTGGGCGTCGGAGTTTGTGGAAATCTTCAATAAACTTTATCCTGGAGTAGATATAGATGAAGGGTGGATGATAAGTTGGTTTGCCAATGCTCTCATGTGTGGTTATGATACACACGATAGAAGAACTAAGAAGAGAATTGAACGGATGCAGAGAAAAATGGAAGCGTTAATAGCAGAAAATAAAGGTTTAAGATTTTACGCAGCGAAGAAAGCAAAGTCAGAGGGAGTTAAATAAATTATGAAAACTAGAGAAGAATTATCACAGTTGGTCAGAACAGAAGAACAATTGAAAGAAGAAAAACTAAGATACATTGAAGAGAGAACAGTATCTATAACACAACAAATTATTAATCATTGTGAGAATATAATAACATTCACAAATGGGACTGAATTGGTAATCCAAGATAATTATTTTGGAGCGTATTTTAATAAGGATACGTGTTATGACAGTGAAGAAACAAGAAAAACTTTAAAGGATAAAGTAAAAGAGAAACTTATATCTCTTGGGTATGATGTTGTTCCTCTTTCTAATCCTTCTGAGGTTTTCTTGGTTAAATTTGGCCCTAAATAAATTACACATTTATACGATGTTTTTCGGCTTTACCACATATTTATGTGTATGACTAAAGCAGAAAAACAATTATTCTTACAACAGAAATCGGAAGAGTTGTATAGACAGTTTTTAAATGATGAAACTATATGTGGTTTAACCTCGTTGTTTAAGTTAAATGGGATTGGTAGTAAAACCGGCGGCAACATTAGAAAACTGTTATATGAGAATTATGGCAAAGACAATGTTGATTTTATAAGTTTTCATAGGACCGCTAAAAAGGGGAACATAGCCAGAAATTTGGTTTACAAACATCACTCCAAAGAAACTGTGGAGAAGATGAGGAAAAGTATAAAAAAATCATGGGAGAATGACGACGAGAGAAAAGAACAAAGCAGACAGTTGATGGCAAAGTATTGTTCTCCTAAAAGCCATTCCGAAGAATCCGAAAAAAGACGAATTGAAAGTAGAAGTTGGTATAAACACCATTCCGCCGAGACATTGAAGAAAATGTCGGATTCTCAAAAAGGAAGACCTTTAACAGAAGAACATAAAGCGAAACTTAGAAAACCGAAATCTGTTAAGAGAACTAATTACGGACATACAAAAGAAACAAAACAGAAGTTATCTAATTTAACTAAACAGCAGTGGTTAGATGGAGTTCACAAACGAACTTTTAAATCTAAAGGACAGAAAGAAGTTATAGATTTAATAACTGAGTTGGGTTATCAAATAGAAGATGAATATTTGGTTTGTGGTAGACCTTTTGATGTGTTTGTAAAAGATAAAAATCTTTTAATAGAGTTTAATGGAACATTCTGGCATAGAGATCCGAGGTTTTATGACGAAAAAGAAGGTAAAGTTTATTGGGATAAAGATAGAGAGAAAATTGACAATGCTGTTAAAAATGGATATATTGTAAGAACAATTTGGCAGTTTGACTGGGAAAAATGTGATGATAAGAAACAATTAATAGGAGAAATTTTAAATGGAACAATTAGACAATAACGAAAAAAAGAAGTTATACTCTTTATTTCAAAAAGTAGAAGGAACGGCCGTCACTACAGGACTAAATAAAACGCAAGATAGCGATGTCCTGATAGTTGACGGCCTCTGACAACAATACCTTTATCAGGGCTTTTGCAGCCATCCCAACATTAAATGAAGACGGTCTTCATACAGGCGGTATTGCTGGATTCTTAAAAAGTCTCGGTTATACCATCCGTCTTTTGAACCCTACTCGTTGTATTGTAGTGTTTGATGGAACCGGTGGTGCTTTAAGACGACGAAAGATATTCCCTGAATACAAGGAACACCGACAGAACAAAGTCAGATTGAATAGAATTTTTGAAGAGGCTTCAACAACCGAATCGGAGTCTCAGGCTTTGGCCAGACAGTTGATTAGAGTAAGTCATTACATCGATACTCTTCCACTGACCACAATTCAAATCGACAATGTTGAGGCTGATGACGTAATTGCTTATTTGGCATTACAATCATTCAAGAACTCTAACGTAACGATTATGTCGGCTGATAAAGATTTCTATCAGATAGTGAATGATAGAATCAAAGTATACAGTCCAACCAAAAAGAAAATCTACGGACCACAGGATGTATTGACGGAATATGGAGTTCATCCTTCCAATTTTGTATTGTTCAGAATATTGGACGGTGATAAATCGGATAACATAGATGGTATTAAGGGATTTGGTTTGAAGACAGTCATTAAGTGTTTTCCGTTCTTGTCAGATTCTACTCCACATACAGTTGAGGATTTGTATACACACGCAGAAGCCAACAAAAGTAAATTCAAGGTGTATGAAACGATGTTGGCAAACAAATCTATAGTTGAGAGAAACTATCAACTTATGCAGTTGTCTGATACGATTATCGCCACTTTCGCTCAGTTAAACATTGGAGACATACTTAAGAAGAAGAACAAGCTTAATCGTTTTGAGTTTGTCAAGATGATTACAGAAGATAAACTTTGGAATGCTCTTCCTAATCACGGAGTTTGGTTGAACGAAACATTTACTAAACTTGATAACTTTGTAATTGTATGATTTTTAGATTCCGAAAAATAACGAAACCAAGTTGTACCTGTAAATATCCTCCGTATTTGATACTTGATATTGACTGGAGATTTCCTTGGTTTCGTCTTTATTTCGGAGGCATTGTTTGTATCTGTGATATTGTTAGAACATTGGATGACATGAAATGAGAATAACATTTGTAGATGCTTTTTGGGAGGGTGTAACTTACGAACACGAACCTCCAGAACCTTATAACAAAACTCTTCCACCAGCTTCTTGTAAATGGTCTTCCGATATGAACGGAGAAACTTCTGATCTTCTTTTTACATGCCCGTGTGGTTGTGGAAAGATTGGAGCAGTTTGTATTGCTAGGCCAGGAATTAGAGGCTGGCAATGGAATGGAGATAGAGTAAACCCCACATTCACTCCAAGCATCTTACAGACCAATGGTTGCAGATGGCATGGATACTTAACTAATGGAGAATTCAAATCAGTATGAATCACGTCGAAACAGTTATTAAATGGTTGTTAGAAGAAGTTATGTCTGCTGGTGGAGACGGAGATGGAATTTGGTATTCCAAACACCTTTCTATATCTCAAATCGAAAGCATCATAACTAATGGGAATTTGTTGCCTAAATATTGGACAATGGAAGTGAAAAACGGAGAGCTACATTTAGGAGAAAACCAAGAATGGTTGATTATAACAAATGACAAAAACTCCTTCAATAACAGACCTTTTTGGCAGCAAGTATCTTTGGATTGGTAATTTATGAAAGAGATGGAAGTAAAAGAAGTCAAAGGAAAAAAACTTAAAGTCTCGTGGAAACAAAATCCCTTAGAAGAAGCTCGAACGATTGGTTATATGGAAGGTGTTTCGGATGGAAGACTTGAAATCATCAGAGAACTTATTAAGTTTAAGTTACTTCCGAAAGGGTGGAAGAAGATTTACAATCAGAAAACTAAAAGCAACTATCTCATAAAATAGTTGACGGTTTTTGTCCCGGAAATACGCATGTATATTGTGAAGGGACAATAAGGTGGTATTCCACGCTGTCTGACGTGTGACAGAAAAATAGATTGTCGAAAAAAATTGAAGCCGGGAGTGATATCCTCCCGGCTTCGCTGTTATTGGACCCGTTCTGGTTTAGCCTCTCCATCCCGAAGGAGGCGTTGCGTATTTGTTAGGAAAACTTTGTGGGAACGATACCTGATTTCCTACATTCACAGGAACCCCCATTTCAATTAAAGATTGCCTACTCGCATAATAAATATCAAGAGTAAATGACAAAACTCCTTTTTCGAAGTCAGTTTCAATTACTTTCGATTCTATTTTTTGTCCCCAAGTAGAACCCATGTCAAAGTTAGCCGATCTCAGTGGACTTGCGGATTGGCCACCAGCACTAGAACCTTTCATTGACTTTGAAGCTATGCCTTTTTTGAATTGGGTTGATGCGTTAAACGTTGGAGTTGCTGATGTGGTTGTTCCACCACAACAAGCTCCGATTGTTGGAGAGTCATCACAACAATTCAATGTGTTTAAACCTGCTCCATAGATTCCACCATCTCCCCAATATGGTCCTCCGATTGGAGTTTGGTTTGACCATGTAATATTCCATTGTGGAAGTGGTTTGACATATTCACTCCAAATTTTGAACCCTATGACTCCACAATTTCTAGCTGCTTCGCAGCCGCCTGTATTGTGAGCATAGGAGTTTCCTTTGGTTGTGAATTTGAACGCTGCTACTTCATCGTTAGAATATCTGAAACCTTTAATTCTAAGTGGTGAGTATGCTGGAATCACATAGCCAGGATCCGAATCTGTAGCAGGTGTTCCGTTGAGAACGCTTAAACCATCTACCGAAGATAAGCATAGAACTCTTCCCCAAGTGTTATTTTTGATTTCAAGTTCATACTCGGAGCCATGCTTGGCTTCAATGAAGGTTTTTCCGTCGTGGTGATAAAACTTACAACGATTGCCGTTGACAAGTACATTAATATCGAAACTATTATTCATATTTCTTACCTTTCTTTATTTAGAAAGCGGCTCATACAGCCGATTTCAAGAAATACATATAACACACCTAAAAGAATCGTACAACTTAATTTAATTATTCTTTCGTATAAATTGTTTACTCTTTGGGAGATACAAACTACTATTTGTACCATCACTACATTATGGAAAAGTCGATTGAGCAGATTGGGGAGGAATACGATGCGATGGCTAAAAAGTGGAAGGAAGAAAACAAACCATCCAAAATCGCTGGTTCTTTTTCTAGGATCGAAGATTTAACAGAAACACATTTGAAACACTTCAAAAACGCTCCTTACGTTTGGAAACCTGTCAACGGGACTATTTGGGGCGGAATGTTAATGGATGATAAATTGGATTATATTCATCTCGTGTTAGCGACTAGAGAAGTGGTAGAATACATTTTGAATTTAAAGTAATTTGTTGGAGTTTTTTGATTGGAGTTATATATTTATTGAAAGGAGTTTATGGGAAGAAAACGAAAATATGAAACTGAATCAGAACAACTTGAAGCGAAACGAAAGTGGAGACGAGAATACTACTACCGAAACAAAACAAGAATTAACGAAGAACGAATGCGTAAATATTACAAATCGGTGGGTAAGAAATTGTCCTAAGTGTGGGAAAGAAGTTTCCCACACTAACAAGTTTTTGTTGAAATATTCTTTGGAAAAGCCGTGTAAAGATTGTAGCCATAGAGGTTTAAAATATAATGTAAAAAGGAAAGAATTCACAGAGAAAGAATTAACAAGAACATGTCCTAACTGTGGGGATGAAATACTTTACAAAAACATTAGAAAAAAATTACGAGCAGATAAAGAAAACAGATTTTGTAGAAGTTGTACACAGAAACAGAACATAAAGAAGCGTCCACCGTTTTCCGATTCCTCCAAAAGGAAGATGAGGCAATCGGCAATAATACGATTGGAAGAAAGGTTTGGACAACTTATACCAAACTATAATACGAATGCTTGTAAGTTTTTTAATGAACTGAATGAAAAAAATGGCTGGAACCTACAACACGCTGAGAATGGTGGAGAATTTTATATTAAAGAGTTAGGATATTGGGTAGATGCCTACGACAGAGAAAGAAATATTGTTGTGGAATACGACGAATCACAACATTATGATAAAAACGGAATTTTGAAAGAAAATGATAAAAGAAGAATGTTTGAGATAAAACAACGTTTACAGTGTAAATTTCTAAGATACAATACAATAGATAATAAATTATATGAGTGAAAAACAAGTGATAGATAATCTCCGTAAGTATGGGTCAGAGTTTCAAACAAAATGCGTAACAAGTCTACTTTCCGATAGAGCTTTCCTCGAAAGAATTTTGGACATTTTGGTTCCGGATCATTTTGAATCCGACGCTAACAAATGGATTGTTGGAGAGATTTCGAACTATTTCATTCAATACAAAGATCTCCCGACAATGACGGTTTTCAAAATCAAGAGTGACTCGATTGATAACGACGTATTGAAGAAACAAGTCGTTGACCAACTTCGAAATGTTTACACGAGACTAACCGACAAAGATATAAACTACGTAAAAGAAACCTTCCTCGAATTTTGTAAGAATCAGAGTTTGAAGAATGCTCTTGTTAAGAGTGTCGATCTTTTGAAGAGTGGAGAGTATGAAACGATTCGAGCCGAGGTTGACAAGGCTTTGAAAGCTGGAGCTGAAAGAAATCTCGGAACGAGTTTCTATCAGGATCATGAGAAATGGTTGAGTGAAATTGCTAGGCTATGTGTAAAGACGGGATGGAGCTTAGTTGACGCTTTGTTGGATGGAGGATTGGGAGCTGGAGAACTTGGTGTGATTATCAGTTCTGCTGGTGGTGGAAAATCGTGGTGTCTGTCTCGTCTTGGAGCAGAGGCTATGTATCAAGGAAAGAACGTTCTCCATTATACTTTGGAATTGAACGAAAGTTATGTGAATCGAAGATATGCTGCTTGTTTCACCGGATTCGATTTCCAAGCAATTCCTAAACAGAAGGATATTGTGAAGAAGCGTGTTGAAGAAATGAAGAATCAAGCTGGAATGGGAAAATTGATGGTTAAGTATTTTCCGATCAAGACGGTTTCGGCTATGTCTTTGAAATCTCACATTGAACGTTGTCAGATGGTTGAAGGAATTCATTATGATATGGTCGTGGTAGACTACGCTGACATTCTTCGACCAATCGTTTCGGAAAAGAACTCTAATTCATACACTGAGGCTGGTTCAATCTACGAGGAACTTAGAATGATTGCTGGAGAACTTCAAGTTCCGGTGTGGACAGCTTCTCAAGGTAATAGAGCTTCTTCCGAAGAGGACATTATCACAGCTTCCGATGTGGCTGATTCATATCGTAAAATTATGACGGCGGATTTTGTTATGTCGTTGTCCAGGAAGATGGAAGATAAAGTTTCGAACACTGCTCGATTCCATGTTATCAAGAATAGATTTGGATGTGATGGAATTACATTTCCATCTATATTCAATTCTTCCAATGGATCAATTACTATGTATGACCAGTCATCTAAAGAAGGAATAGAATTACAATCAAAAATGGATGATGGTGAGAATACCATAAAGAAAATGTTGTCGGATAAGTGGCAACAACACACCACTAAGAACGAAGAAGATGTTGATGTATAAAAACTTTTCTTTTGGAAAAATTTATTCTACTTATTATTACGTTTTTAAATTATGAAGGAAGAAAATATGTCTAATGGGCCCCGTTTTATTGACGAAATTACTACAAGATACGAAGATGTAAAGAACCAAACAACCGAGGAATACTTTAACAACAATAAGTTTTCGATTGACGCATTCAAGAAAAAATACACTCTTAGAGAAGATGAAACTTATGTTCAAGCAGTTAAGAGAGTTTGTGATTTTGTAGCGTCTGTTGAGAAAACCGAGGAACTGAAAAAGTATTGGAGTGAACGATGGTTCGATGAAATCTATAATAATTGGTGGCATCCCGCTGGTTCAATTATGCAGGGAGCTGGAAGCGGGCGTAAGATTTCTTTAGCGAATTGTACCCACAACAGTTTGGGTGGATTGCTTGTTGACGAAGAATGGGATAGCCTTGAAGCTATCGTTAGAAACACAGCATATACTGTCGCTAAATGTGCTGCTTTTCGTCAAGGATTGGGTGTCGATTTTTCACGTCTTCGTCCTGCTGGAACAAAAGTTCTCAACTCAGCAAATGAATCAACTGGTGCTGTTCATTGGATGAAGTTCATTGATGGTATTGGATACTACGTTGGACAGAAGGGACGTATTCCAGCTATGTTGTTCAGCTTGAATTGTAGTCATCCTGATATTGAAAAGTTCGTTACGATCAAGTCCGATTACACTCAAATTCAAAACGCTAACATTTCAGTTCAGTGTACCGAGAAGTTCTACAAAGCCGTAGAAGACGATTCTGATTGGGAATTGAAGTTCGAAATTCCAGCAGTTAAAAAAGGTGATAAAGTCTATGTTGATGTTCATAGTATCGACATGAACACTACAAAAGAAAAGGAAACCGGACGTTATTACAAATTAGCTACTCATGATAGAAAGAAAGAAGTGTTCACCAAAACTGTTAAGGCAAGAGAGTTGATGAAGTTGATTGCTAAAAACATGCATCAAAATGCTGAACCAGGAATTCAAAACATTGATCTTGCCAGAAAGTATTCCAACTCGGATGCGATGTATAATCCAGACGATGAATATGATTCACGTATTATTGGAACTAACGCATGTTCCGAACAATACCTTTCTCGTGATTCTCTGTGCGTTTTAGCTTCAGCAAATGCTGGAAAGTTTTCGACTGTTCCTGAAATCTTTGTTACTCAGCTGGAAAGAATTGGGAAATCTATGAACCGATTCTTGGATAATGTGAATGAGTGTGAATTGGTATATCAAACCTACGCAACTCCACATCAAGCTTTGGCTATTAAGAAGCTTCGTAGAACAGGAGCAGGTGTAACAAACATTGCTGCTTGGTTCCTTAAGAAGAATTTGGTTTACGGAACTCAAGAGGCTAACGACGCATTTGAAGAGTATATGAAGATCTTCAATTACTGGATGTATATTGGAACCGAAGAGTTAGGAAAAGAAAAAGGAGACTTCGGTTTGTTCAACGCCAAGAAATGGAAAGAAGCTCCGTTTGTGGCCCGAGTTATTGAAGAATCCAAAAAGATTGCTGAGAAGTATAAGACGCCGGTTATGACTGGAAATCACGCAAGAAATGTGACTTGTTCTTCTATCGCTCCAACGGGAACGTTGACTTTAATGTTCAGAGACACTGCTTTCTCATATGGAATCGAACCGGCATTCTTTCTCTATTTCTGGAAGAGAACTCGTATGGGTGGTAAGTATGAGTATTACTTTAACGTTCCAAAAGTTGTAAGAGAAGCTTTCGAAAAAGCTGGATTTAGAATTCCTATGGAGTCGGATACGATCAAGGACGATTGGGATGGTAAACACGGTAAGGCTATAGCCAAGTTCATCGAAGAGAACAAAGAAAAGGCCGGAATTAAGTTCAAGACTTCTACTCAGATTACAGCTATGGACAAACTTCAATTCATGGCTCAAGTAATGAAGTGGGTGGATAGTTCTATTTCGGTTACATATATGTTGCCAGAAGGGTCTACGTATAAAGACGTATTCAACTTCATAATGGAAGCACACCGAAAGGAAGTTAAGTCTATCGCTGCTTTCCCTGACAAGAAGATGTATGGAATTGTTTCTCAAATCCCATTCAAAGAACTTGCTTTGAATCTTCAATCTCAGGGCGTCTCGATTCACCATCAGAATTTTTCTGACGACGAATTGAAAGTGATGAATATCTCAAGAGAGAACATTCAACCTAAGAGTTTGGGAGCACCAAAACGTCTCGAATCTCTGGATGCTGAGATTCATGTGGTTTCTGTCAAAAATGAGAAATTCTGTATTGTCATTGGTTTACAGAACGGTCAACCATATGAAATCTTCGGTGGCCATCTTAACGGATTGGGTATTAAGTCCAATTATAAAAAGGGGAAGATCACAAAAGTTAAGAAAAGTCAGTACGCATTGGAATTCGATGACATTTACATTGAAGATTTTTCTAAACAATTTACTCCAACAGAACAGATTTTGTTCCGTATGACTTCTACAAGTCTGAGACATGGTGTTCCTATTCAGTTCATCGTGGATCAACTACAAAAAGCAACACAAGACATTACGTCTATGGCGTCAGCTGCCGCAAGAGTCTTGAAGAAGTTTATTAAAGATGGAGAGAAGGTACAAAATCAGTCTTGCCCTAATTGTGGTAACGGATTGGTCTTCATGGAAGGTTGTGTGACTTGTTCAACTTGTGGTTATAGTAGATGTAGTTAATTTATACATTTTCCTATCTTTCAAGTTATAAATTAATATTTATATCAGACGACCCCGAACGGCGGGGTCGTTTCAGGATTTCACATTTATGGTTGACGGCACTATAATTACAATAATACCGCCAATTCTCGCTTCAGTGTTAACTTACGCAGTTGCGATGAGGCGATCTAAATTAGTTCAATTAAAAACTATATCCGAGATTCAGGCTAAAGCGATTGAGCTTGTCCAAAAAGCCGAAGAATCAATGCGTCAAGAACTTCGAAAAGAAATCGAACGCATTCGTGAAGAGAATGAAGAGTTGAAGAAAAAAATCGAGACTCTTGAACAACAAAGAAACGCTTCAGATCAACTTGCCCATACGCTCAAAGAAGAGATCAATACTCTTAAAGCAGCTTTGGATCATTACAAAAAAATTGTTGATGATAACAAAGATGTTATGGCGTCCAACCAAAAGGAAATTGATCGTCTCCGTGAACTGGCCGATCACGAGGGAGATTCCGGTAGAAGACACAAAAACAAAAGGGGATAAATCTTGAACATGAAGTTATCTATATTCAAGAGGTTGATGGATTATATCACCGATAAGAAGCATATTTTCATAGTAAAATCTTCTGACGGGGATAATACACAGGAAATTTTAGAAACGGTTCAATCTACATCTTACGCTGATGTGGATGTTTATTCGGACTGTGAAAAACTTTTTTTGAATTTGAACAGACACAAAGGTTATTATCAAGTTGGAGTCGTAAACAAAAACGACAAAAAGAACACGGCTAACATTCTTGCTAACATGGTTTCTACAATTAACCCCCGAATTAAGATCGTCACATATACAGATAAAAATAGTTTGAAAAAGCAACTAGCCATGTCATAATAGATGAATGGAAGAAGAGTATTTTGACCCTTCAAAGATAAGCATAAGATCAATCAGCAAAGACTCCGCAAAAGAACTGATTGTAAAAAACCATTATACTCATAAATGGAGTTTGTGTACCGTTGCTTATGGAGTTTTTTACAAACAAGATGATACTAATGAGTTTATTTCAAACGATGAGAAGTTAATTGGTTGTTGTATCTACGGAACTCCAGTCGGTCGTTCTGCTGCTGCCTCTTTTACGGATCTGGTCAAACCTGATGAAGTTCTTGAACTAACTCGCCTTTGGATTGCTGATGGGCATGGAAAGAACTTAGAGAGCTACGTCATCTCACATACTCTTAAACTTCTCAAGAAAGAATTCCCGTATATAAAGATAGTTATGTCTTATTCAGATGAAGAACAACATCATAAGGGAATTATTTATCAGGCAGTAGGGTTTTATTATCAGGGAAACAAGAGTATAGCCCTTATGCCCAATTACTCAGTATCTTTGGTCGGTCCACCCTATAATTGGATACATTCACGAACGGTCCAATCTACCTATGGTTCTCATAATGTCGATTACCTCAAGAAAAAGATTGGTAAGACGTTTTGGAGAAAGAAGGAATCGACAAAACATAGGTATTTCTATATCTTAACCAATAAAATCGAGAAAAAGAAGATTTTGGCTAGTTTGAAACACAAAACTCAGCCCTATCCAAAAGGAACTCAGTTTGAAGAAGAAATTGAGGAAATCAAAGTGGATGTTTCGAAAGAAAGTAAGTTTTTCACGTAATCGTTCAATATTTATAATTGACATATCGTATGAATAAAGATCAATTGCGTAATCTGATTAGGAATCTCATTCTTGAAGTCAAAAAGGAAAAGACTGAGAAGGAAGAAGCTCCATATCTCGACAAGAAAGATGGAACCACCAACTATCTAAACGGAGAGAAGTCAAAATACAAGAAGAACGTTGATAACAAACCAGGTCACACCGCCCACGCTCTTTTGGCCAAGATTGAAAAGGCTGTAAAGAAGATTGATAGTATCATTTCCGTTGAACTAGACGATCACAATGATATTACCGTGATTTTCCCAGGCGTATTTCGTATCCGTGTTCGTCCAAATTGGTCTAACAACTACAACGTTGAAGCGTTTAGAAACATGTCAGACAGAGTTTACGCTGTAGGCTTGGATGACAAACAAGTTCTTAATTTCATTAAAGTCAACTTTGCTACTCAGAAGAAATCCTATCAACAAAAAGCATACGATAAGTCAATGGATAATCTGAAAGACAAGACTGAGAAGAAAGCTGCCGAACTTCCTAAAACCGAACCGGTTGACCCAATCGAAGTTCCTGAAAAAGAAAAAGAAGAGTTAGATCACCCACAAGATGATCCTATGTCAGTTGCCGAAGAACCGAAGAGACAAGAAGATCATGACGTGGAAAAAAACAAAGCAATGAAAGACGCCATGAAGATGGCTAAGAAAGACGTGGATGACAGTTTGACAGTTAAACAAAAAGACCAAACCACGTCTAAGATGGGCAAGAAGGTTTAAATAAAGCATTCTCTAAAAGACGATTTTATGGGTTGACTTCCTATAAAATCGTCTTTATAGTGTCCACAATATGACACGTAAAGAAATTGCTGAATTCCTATCGACGGCTCACAAGATCAAGCCGGACGATTTCATCATGGACGACCTTAAATGGCGGTATTTAATTTGGGCAGCTTTGAAGGGCAAGAACACATTGATCTTAGGGCCAACCAGATGTGGAAAAACCAAAGCGGTTCAATCCGTAGTTAAAGCTCTCGGAAGAAACGACAAGTTCTTTTACTTCAACATGGGTTCCACTCAGGATGCTCGAGCAACACTTATCGGCAACACTTACGCTAAGAAGGATATCGGAACGGTCATGTGTAAGTCTCAGTTCGTTGAAGCAATCACCACTCCAGGATCAGTCATCCTTTTAGACGAAATCACTCGTGGCGACCATGACGCTTGGAACATTCTTATGCCCGTGATTGATCCTACTCAACGCTATCTTAGATTGGATGAAGCCGAACATTCTGATATCGTGAAGGTTGAAGAAGGAGTGACCTTTTTCGGAACGGCAAACGTAGGAACAGAGTATACTGCTACCAAGGTTCTCGATAAAGCAATCTCTGCCCGTTTCCCTGTAAAGATTGAAATGGAACCACTTGGGAAGAACGACGAATACAATCTTCTACGTCATCTGAATTCTGACGCCAACAAAGATGAACTTGAAATGTTCGTTCATATCTGTGATATTGCGGATCACACTCGGAAACAAGTTAAGAAAGAAGATACCAAGATAAACACTTTCATTCCAACGGGTTCGGTAATTGAAATGGCAGAACTGGTCAGAGACGGGTTTGATTTGGCAGAGATTGCTGAAGTTGCTATTTATCCTGACTATCCAACTGATGGAGGGACGGATAGCGAACGAACTTATATGAAGCAGCTGGTTCAAAAGTATTTGCCAGCGGTAGTTAAGAAATCTCCAATCAACGATCCTTTGGATAAAGACGACACTCAAGAAGTTCCATTCTAAGGTTTATGCCGAAGAAAGAGAAAAAGAAAGTTTGGTCTTCGTTTTGGTTAGGAGACGACGAAGACCAAGACACCTATCTACCCTTCGATGAAGATTTGATTTTCGAAGGGAAGGATAATGAACTTGATACAGGGTCATTGGATGACAACACATTGAAGTTGGCGTCCGGTCGCCGGGCTATTGCCAACTTCGTCAACATTCTTACCGGAGAAGACATTCCTGTTTTCTTCTATGATGGTAAAACGGGAGAAACAGATGGAAAAGTGGTTTACCTTTCCGCCGATATCTCCAAGAAAGAGGATTTTGATCCTGCTGTTGGACTTTCCCTTCACGAAGGTTCTCACATTTTGCTTACAGATTTTGAAATCATCAAAACTTTGTGGGGGAGAATTTCTGAATTGTATAAACTCGGAAAGGAAATCGGCATATCAAAAGATCGAGTCCGAGAGTTTACCCATTTAATGGTGAACTATGTAGAAGACCGATTTATTGATGATTATGTGTTCACAAACGCTCCGGGATATCGTCCTTATTACATTGCTTTATATGATAAGTATTTTAACAATGAAGAGGTTACGAAGGGGTTGAAATCCAATCTATTGAGGGAACCAACTCTTCCAGCATACGAAGCTAGAATCATTAATTTGACAAATCTTAATACGGATTTGAAGGCTCTTCCAGGTCTTAGGAAAATTGCCGAAGAGTTGTCTTTGAAGAATATTTCCCGTTTGAAGACAACCAAGGATCGTGTTAAAACTGCTGTAGAAATTACCAAGATTGTATTTTCTTCCATTAAACAGTTTATTGAAGATAAGAAGCAACAGGGTCAAGGACATGATCCCGATCCTCAGAAGAACCAAAATTCTGAAATCTATTTTGATATTCGAATGGATGGGTCAGAAGATGAAGAGGGTTCCGAAGGGGGAATGAAGGTCAAAGTTCTTATGCCTGGAAAAGGTGAACCGGAAGAAGAAGAAAATGAAGAAACAGGAAGCGGCGGCTCAGGAGAAGAGGGAGAAGGTGAAGACAGCGATTCTGATGCTCCTCCGCTTCCAAAAAATCCTCTTAACGAAGATGATGTAATTGGTGGAGAAGAAGCTTCGGTTGACACTCCCGACTCCCAAAAGAAGGAAGAAGAAAAACACGATGAAGATTTTGGGGACACGTCAGAGGTTTCTAAGAGACAACTTAAAAAAATTAAGGAAGCCATTGAATCTCAGAAAGAGTTTCTCGACCACCATAAAAACGTAAAGAAAAAAGCGGTTTCGGATAAACAGAAACAGTTGTTGGATATCATCGAGAAGAGTGGAATCATCCTTGTTCCTGTCGGAGAGGATTTGACTCCAGCAAATTCAGCAGCATGTAAAATTGATTGTGTTGTGGTCAAAAAGCTGACTAAAGAGTTGATATTCTCCGGAATGTTCCCTCTTAACCAACGTCGGTGGGGAGCTTTATCTTCGAAAGAAAATGAACCTGTTCCCTCTGTAAAAGAAGCTGTTATAAAGGGTATACAACTAGGGACTGCTCTCGGAAAGAAGTTACAAATACGTCAGGAAATCAATAAATCGAAGTATATACGTCGAAGGACAGGAAAGATTTATAAGAGAACTTTACATGAGTTTTTCAACGGAAACGAGTCGATTTGTTATAAGATGTTTTCCGACAAGTTTGATAAAGTAAATCTCCACATTTCAGTTGATGCTTCGGGGTCCATGTCAGATCATGGAAAGTGGGAAAAGACTATGACTATGGCTGCAGCCATTGCTAAAGCTTGTTCCATGATTAACAATGTGAGGGTATGTATTTCGTTTAGAACAACTTCTGAACAGAAAACTCTTTCGTCAAATACTAGTCTTCCATATATTGTGTTGGCTTATGATTCCGAAGTGGATAAGTTCTGTAAAATCAAAAACCTTTTTCCGTATTTAAATGCTGGTGGAGCAACTCCCGAAGGTCTTTGTTTTGAGGCTATTATAGACGAACTTATCTGTCGGAAGCCAGGAGAGATTTATTACTTTTTGAATATGTCTGATGGAGAACCATGTTTCTCCTACTTCGGACCTAACAATTCAATGATTACTTATAATATGTCTACGGGAGCAGACCATACCCGTAAACAGTATAAAAAGATTCTACAGTCTGGAGTTAAAGGAATGTCTTACTTCATCGAATCGCCTAAGTCGTCATATTCGTGGGGTGGATCGAGAGATAACCACGTAGATTGTTTTAAGAAAATGTATGGGAAAGATGCCCAATTCATTGATGTTAATAACATTACGTCTATTGCCAGGACTATGAATAACCTTTTCTTAGACAAGGATTAAAAAAGGCGTTGACAATCATTAATTTAAGTGTTAATCTTATAACACTTCTCAAGGAAGGAATAAAACAGTATGAATAAAACAGATAGAAAGAATAAGACCAATCTGGCGGTCATTTGGCCAGAGAATGGTAAGCTATTTACCATCAAAGAGCTTTGGAAAGATTTGAACAAGGATTTTGTTGAAATCACTCTGAGAGTCCGTCTTGATAAGGCTATCAAGAAAGACAAGACCGTTGCCATCATCGGTTATAAGAACGTTGGCAAAGGGCGACCACAGATGATTTTAGCCATGAATCCTATCACTCAAGATCTGCTTGACAAAGCTTATGCTGACGGAATCCAACCTCCCGAAATCAAACCTCTCGTGACGGTTATGGATGTGAAACCTCAAACTTCGACTTCTGATTCTACCCCTTCTACAGTAGTCACGGATATTCCTGTGAGCATCACTACGCCTGTTGCTCAGACAGTTTCTTAAGAGTCGCCAAGGAAAAATGATGGGGAAGAGGAAGAGTAAGAAATTATTCTTCCTCTTTTTGTTTTGGCAAAGTCTCCGACCTTTCAGCTTTGCCTTTATAAATCATCTTCTTTTCCCAATAACCCTGAACGTTCTTTTTATAGTAGTAAATGGTAACTTTTTTGGGAAGATTTCGGATTGTGGCATCAACTAAGTTTCTGCTTCCAACCACAACAGGTGTTCCGTCATCGGCATCATCAAACAAGGCAAAATGAGATACGTCATATTCGAAATGATGGTATTCGTCCGCTCGAGGATCAATTGGTTTTAATTTAGGTTTGACAGATTTCCCAGGCATAGTTAGAATGTAATATCAATAAATATGGCCAAGGAACATAAATGGTTTAGTAATGCTGGTAGTTTTGACTTCAACGATGAGCAAAAGAAACTTAAAGAAAGTCTCGATAAACTGAAAGCAATGTCGGTCCAAGAATTTACTTTCTATAAGAAGTGGGAAGAACTACAACAATTTGCTGATGGCAAAATTGCTACTAAAGCAGATGATGTTGAAAAAAGGATTTGGAGAATCGAAGATCCCAATGACGAGGAACTTACTGTAAAGCAAATTGAAGAACTCGATCCCGAAGTAATTTTCGTAAAAGACGACACTCAAAAGTATTATGATTATTGGACTATTCTTAGATATTTTTGCCACACTATGGAGTTTAGTCAAAACCCCGGAAGATTTCTTCGATTTTTAACAGTTGATAGAAAAACTGGAAAGTTTCTGGGAGTGATGTCGGTTGCTTCTGATGTTATTATCATCACAGACCGAGACAAATATATCGGTTGGACTTCTGATAACAGATTAAAGGATAAGAAACTTGCTTTCTCTGCCATAGGATCGTGTATTATGGCTACTCAACCGTTTGGATACAATTTTCTTGGAGGTAAGTTAATTGCTTGTTTAGTTACAAGCAAAGTTGTCCAAGATACGTGGAAACAACTTTATGGGCAAACTCTTGTGGGCATGACTACCACGAGTTTATATGGTTCATATTCAATGTATAACAACATTCCTTGGTGGCATAAATGTGGATCTTCGGCTGGAAAGATTCTAATTAAACCAGATCAATCTTGTTATGAAACTTGGCATCAATATCTAAAAGATAATAAGAGAGAGGAATATGATAAAGCTATGACACAGAAGGAAGGTGTGTCGGGTCCAGTGACCGCAGCTAAGCTGAGAGTTCTTTCGATGGTAATGGATGCTTGTAAGATCAAACAGAAAGAATATGTTCATGGATATGAACGTGGAGTTTACTATAGTTGTTTTTACGAAAATACTAAAGAGTTTCTACAGAATAAGATTGGTGAAAATGATTTGATTCTAAAAAAGAACAGAGATGAGAAGGCAATTCTAGATTGGTGGAAACCAAAAGCGATAAATCGTTATCGAAAGTTGTTCTCGGAAAACAACGTTAAATCCGATACTCTGTTTTACCTTCCGATGAGTCAGATGAAATATGAAGAGGCAAAGGCTAAGTATTTTGCTGATGTTGGAGCCGGTAAGTAATATTTATAGGAAATGCCTATAAAACTGAAATCGTTGATTGAAGTTCGACTTAAGAGTTTGGAACATCTTAAATCATTAGTTCCAAAATTCGTGATGGTTGCTCAGCAACGATACGACCATTGGTCCCAGGGAGAAGATGACGAACTAAACGGTGGTGGAATTTGTCACGAAATTGCTGACGAGATTGCCGGAGTTTGTAACATGAACGGAATTGACGCCACGACTGTATCTGCTCAAGTGGGAGAGCAACACGTATGGTGTGTTGCTAAAGTAAGAGAAGGTGTTTTTGAAATTGATATACCACCTTCTGTTTATGAAACCGGTGGAGGTTATACCTGGCAAAAAATCCCCGATGTAAAGTTCGATGCCAACGACATTTACATCAATCGTTTATCCTCAGATCCCAACGATTTTGATGAATATACAGAATATTGACAACTCCTTGAAAGTGTGATTAACTTTTACAAAAGGAGATATTTATGTTTGTAAAGAAAAATAGAAAAAATCGTACATGGTTCGTAGGTCACAGAAATCCAAAGAACGTCGAAGTATTTTACTCCGTTTCGTTCAAGAATGCCAAGAGAGGCTCCAAGCTCACTATCCGAGTGGATGGGAAAAGGCTTGATTTGAATGGACGGCAGGTTTCATTGTTGAAGCAAGTTCTAGACAAGGGAAATGAGGCCAAGAACTGGAAAACCAAAAAGTAAGACAAATGGGAAAAACATTCAGACGTGATTCGTCGTTTAGACCAAAAGGTGGCAAAGACTTCAAGAAGTTTAAGAAGTCGAATAAGTTCAAAAAGTGGAATGATAGACCGCATAAACCAACCACCACACCCGACGAACCCCCAAAAGACATAGACACCGACATCTTCAACGATTAAATGGCTTTAGTCGCATTAATACTCTCGGTTTTATCTCTTCTACTATCCATTCTAGTAGCATGGGTAGTTTCCGTTAAGATAAAATCTGTTTATATCAATCTCTATAATATGTCTAAGGGATTAGACACGTTATGGGAGAATCAGAAAAAGATTATAGAATTGACTAAAATCAAAGGTTTTGTACAGTTGACTAATGAAGAAGAGCAAAAAGTCCGAAAAGAAGTCTCAGAAGAGCGAAAAAAGCTCACAGACCTCAAAAAAGGGACTGTTCGACCACCTGAATTCGATCCGGACAACCAAACAGCCTGATTATTACGAAACCCTAACCGATCAAGAAAAGAAAGGGTTTAGTCATTGGATGATCTTACAAGGATTGTCGATGGATAATAACTTGATTGAATTGGTTTCTTTTCTTTGGAGAGACGAATATTATAACAAAATTCCGTCTCCACAATTCTACAAACTTCTTGTAGAGTTAGTTCCACAAACCAATCAAAGGTTGCCCTGGCTTAAGAAGGGTAAACGTAATCAAAAACTCATAGACTGTATTTCTGAATGGTATTCGGTTTCTAATAGAGAGGCTCAGGACTATTTAGATATTCTTTTGAAAACAGATGAGGGGATTAACCAAGTCGGTTGGATTCTTGAAGGTTTGGGATTCGCTGAAAAAGAAGCTGAGAAGATTTTATTAGGAGAAGAAAAAGATGAGTGATTTAACAATGCTAAGAGCGATGTTTTGTTTCGGGATGTTTTTTGGAATTTTGGTCGGAATTGTAATAGGAATGTTGGTTGTAGTAATGACAATTTAAGTTATGAGTGATGAAAAAAAGATTACAGGATGGGATTCCGTAAAGGATTCCGGTAAAAGAGAAGAGTTTTCAACAGGTTCTAAACGTGATTCACGAGACGGAAAAGGAAGGTTTGACCTTCTTCCCTTTTATGCTATTCAGAGGCTTGCTCGGGTGTATGAAAACGGAGCAAGGAAGTATGGAGAAAATAATTGGAGGCTTGGTCAATCGTGTAGCAGATATTTGGATTCTGCTTTACGTCATTTGATGAAGGCCGGGGGAGGATGGAGAGACGAAGATCATTTCGCTCAAGCAATGTGGAATATTGCTGCTATCATCGAAACTCAAAAGATGATAGAACTGAATAAGGCTCCAAAAGAATTGGATGACCTTTCCACATATACCCCGGTCTGGGAAGAGGGATTGTTAGAGAATAAATAAACTTTAGAAATACTCGTAGGCGATATTTATGCCTACGAGTATGTCTTTAATAGTACCAGTTACAAACGACGCCAAAAGCAATGTCTATTTGGTGGAGTGTACCACGCCTTCCGAGAATAAAATATTCAGAGAGACGATCAACACGTATCACTCATATGTCAAGTATAAGGACAGCCCTACTCGAAATATTCGTTTTCTTGCTTATGAATCTGTTAGTGGTAATTTGGTGGGCGCTGTGGGTCTGTCTAGCGCTACCATTGCTGTTTCTCGTAGGGATGATTTCATTGGTTGGGATAATCCTACAAAAATGAAGAATTTGGGGAAACTTGCGAACAACTCAAGATTTTGTCTAATTCGAGATAATTTCACAATCAAATATGTTGGTTCTTCGACTTTAAAACAACTTAGAATCGTGGGAGCAAAACGATGGTTTGAGAAGTATAACGAACCTCTAATTCTTATAGAAACATTTGTTCAGCCTGATAGAGATGAAGAATTGGATGGACAAAAGACTAGAAATGGAGCAATATATCTAGCGGACAATTGGTTGAATATTGGAATGACTGCTGGATCTAGCATTCGAAAAACTCCACTTAAATTGTGGGCGAAAGAAGATGGTGAAAGAGGTAGGTTGGCTAGAGAAAACCCGAAGGAGTGTTTAGAACGTTTTGCTGGTTATCTCGGAGATCATAATGGTTCAGGGTTTAAAGTTACAAAAAGTCCGCCGAAGATTATATTGGTTAAACCATTGGTTTTTAATTGGAAGAAAATATTACTATCATGAAAAGATTCCTGATGATGCTTCTATCACCGTTTAGTCAGAAGATAAGATGTAAGTATGACTTTCACGACTATCCGGATGGAAATATTTGTGAACCGTGGCATATGATAAAACACAAGTGTAGGTTTTGTGGAAAAGAATTTTACGTATGAAATTAGCTGTTGTCGGAAGCAGAGGGTTCAATAACTACGAGTTTCTTTGTGAGACGTTAGACAAAATCAAAGACGTTGACACAATCGTAAGTGGTGGAGCTAAAGGAGCAGATTCTCTTGGAGCCAGATACGCTAAAGATCGAAAACTCAAATTGATCGAATTCAAACCAGATTGGAATAAGTTTGGTAAATCTGCTGGATTTAAAAGAAATATACAAATCGTAGACGAGTGTGATAAACTTGTAGCGTTTTGGGATGGAGTTTCCAAAGGAACCAAACATAGTATTGATTTGGCTACAAAACAAAACAAACTTCTTTTGGTAACTAGCAAGTTTGATGATTTTAAAATCAAGGAGTGGATCGAAAATTTATGAAGACTTATTTGTGTGGACCTATTAACGGATGTACCGACGAGGAATGTAAAGATTGGCGTGAAGCGGCAAAAAAGATTTTGCCAGAAAAGGTCGATCCGATGGTTAGAGATTACAGAGGACGAGAAGATGATTGTGTTAAGGAAATCGTAGAACTCGACAAACAAGATATTGACGGTTGCGAAGCTTTGTTAGTCAACTATGACAAGCCAAGCGTGGGAACAAGTATGGAAGTTTTGTATGCTTGGGAACAAGGCAAGTTCATCGTGGTTGTTTGTAAAGAAGGAACGAAACTTTCTCCGTGGTTAAAGTATCACTCGGATACAATCGTTAATTCGTTCGAAGCAGCGTTTCAAATTCTTAAGTAATTACCTTCCAATAGTTTTTATTAGATGGGCGTCATCTATATAGAAACTTATTGTAGAGTCGGTTGTAGTCTGGAAAAACTTCGCCTTGACAGAATCTACTGATCCTATGGCTTCTCGGTAGATTCTGTTGCATTCTGCGTGTTTACTCGTCTTATCTTGGTTATTGCTTGATCCGCAAGAATTACAAAGAGAGTTGTAAGTCATTAAACAAATCACCAATCTATCAAATGCTGGATGGTCTTTGACAGATTGTGTGGATGTCAGCAGGTTTACAAACTGGGTAAAATTTCTTACTTCCATATCACATCAACTTCACTATTAAATAGTAAAGCAACAGAGTCAAAACACAGACTACACACGCATATCCCAACCCCATAAGTAAAGCTGTTGGGATACATAACCAGATAGACAGACAAATTGGACAAGTAACCAGTTTAACCCAAAAGCCGTTCGGTTTGATTATTCTAAGATATTGGTGATAGTCAACACTACAGTCTTTGGTTTCTTTATATTTAATCCAATCATTTATATGGAAAAATCTGTTGACTCGGAATAGCTTCGAATATACAATAAAAGCATCAGTTCTGAACCATATCAGTAAAATTAAAGTTTTAAAACAGATTAAAGACAACATACGTATATATAGTCAACGAAATTGGTTATGATAACTCCGGAAAGAAGGAAAGAATTAATACAGGGATTTTTGGATGAAATTAAAAAGGAAGAATTCGTTCCTCAATTTTGCCACAATCTAAAATCAAAAAAAGACGTAGTATATTACGGTGGACCTCTTTACGACGATGACGAGTTGGTTGAAGCCCTTGATACTTTCCTATTTGGTAAGTGGTTAGCAAGCGGAGATAAGGTGGCCAAGTTCGAACGAGAGTTTTCTAAAGAAATCAATCTGAAACATTCGTTGATGGTCAACTCGGGAAGTTCAGCTAATTTGATAATGTTGGCTGCTTTCAAAAAACATTGTGGGTTGAAAGACGGGGATGAAGTAATCGTTTCTGTAGTGGGATTTCCCACCACCGTAGCTCCAATTATACAAGTTGGATTAAAGCCTGTTTTTGTTGACGTTGAATTTACTACACTGAATTTTGATTTGACTGAGGTTATAAAGAAAATCACTCCGAAAACTAGAGCCATTATTCTTTCTCCCGTTCTAGGTAATCCGCCTGATATGGATCGTTTGGTGAGTATTTGCGAATTACACGGAATTGTTTTATTGGTTGATGGTTGTGATAGTTTGGGAAGTAAATGGGCTGGTAAAAATCTAGCAGAATTTGGAAGAATGAGCACCTGTTCATTCTACCCGGCACACCATATCACTACAGGAGAAGGTGGTATGGTGTCCTCCGACAACGAGGAAGTGATTAAACTAGCAAGAAGTTTTGCTTGGTGGGGACGTGATTGTTATTGTGTTGGCCAGAACAACCTTCTTTCCAAAGGAACTTGTAATTGTCGGTTCAAACAGTGGATTGATGAATTGCCTTATCCAATTGACCACAAGTATTTCTACACAAATGTAGGATATAATCTCAAACCATTGGACCTTCAAGGAGCTTTAGGATTGGCTCAGTTGAAAAAGCTGGATTATATCCACGAGAAAAGAAAATACTATCACGGTTCGTTGAAAATCATCATGTCAAATGTCAAGGGGGTTTCATTTCCAGCAGTATATCCAAAAGCCGATGTGTCTTGGTTCGGTGTTCCTGTCATTTGTGAAAATTTTGAAATAAAGACTAAGTTAGTTAAGTATCTGGAAGATAACAGAATTCAGACTAGAAACTATTTTGCTGGAAACATTCTACTTCATCCTGGTTACAAAGAATTCGGAGACTGGAAAGAATATCCTAAAGCTAATCAAGTTCTTGAAAAAGTGTTTTTCATCGGTTGTTCTCCAACAATGAGTCAAGATAACGTTGAGTATATCAGAGAGGTAATGAAGAAATATGAAAATTGATGTTTTTGGAGGAACAGGGTTCATTGGTTCTAAGTTCTGTGATATGTATTTTGACGCATGTCCCCATGCAAGAGCACATGATGTTCCCGTGGAGAAAGACGTTTTGTATTTAATCAGTACAACCGACAATTACAACGTTTTGACTGATCCTCATATTGATATAGATACGAATTTGAACAAGTTAATAGACGTTCTGTGGAATTGTCGGAATGTGGAGGATCTCACATTCAATTTCGTCAGTTCGTGGTTTGTCTATGGTGAATGTCCTCTGCCTGCTAAAGAGGAATATCCATGTAATCCAAAAGGATTCTATTCAATTACAAAGAAAGCCGCTGAAGATCTATTGGTTTCATTTTGCAACACTTACAAGATCAACTATAGAATTCTTAGGTTGGCTAATGTTTATGGGCCTGGAGACAAAGGAGTATCCAAAAAGAAAAATGCTTTGCAGTATTTGGTTAATGAAATTAAGGATGGGAGAGACATTAACCTTTATCATGGAGGGAATTTCATTAGAGATTACATCCACGTTGAAGATGTTTGCCGGGCCATTCGGTTGTGTGTTGAAAAAGGTCCGATAAACCAAATCATTAATGTCGGAAGTGGTTATCCATTCAAATTCAAACAAATTATTGACACAGTGATTTATAAGACAGGATATGCTGGTAAAGTCACTGCAATCGAGCCCACAGATTTCCACAAACAAGTTCAAGTTAAGGATTTCTACTTGGATACTACTAAGTTAAAGGAATTGGGGTATAAACCTCAGATAGACATTAACACAGGCTTATCACAATTATTATGATACTACTAATTGGTTCAACAGGTTATATTGGTTCAGAATTCGTGAAATATCTTAGTCAGGGGTGGAATTTCAAGACCCTCAGTTACAAGAAGGTTTTGGAAGACGACCTCGCTTCTCATTTGTTTGGTGTGGATTTTGTTATTAATGCTGCTGGTTATACAGGGAAACCAAATGTAGATAAGTGTGAAGAAGAGAAGGATAAGTGTATCATTGGAAATGTGGTTCTTCCAATGAAAATTCTAGAACACTGTCGAAGGCTGAATATTCCATATGGTCATGTTTCTTCCGGTTGTATTTACGAAGGAAGAAGAACTGATGGAACACCTTGGACAGAAGACGACGAACCCAACTTCAGCTTTAAACAAAACAATTGTAGCTTTTATAGCGGAACAAAAGCTATGGCAGAAGAATTGGTTAAGGAATATTCCAAGAGCTATATTTGGAGACTTCGAATACCTTTCGATAACATAGACAATCCACGAAACTACATCTCAAAATTATTGACTTATAAACAGCTAGTCGATTTTGAGAATTCCATTTCTCACAAAAGAGATTTCGTTAAAGCTTGTGTAGATATGATTGATGAATCTGTTCCATACGGAATTTACAATGTGGTCAACTCAGGAACAGTGACAACGGAACAAGTTGCTTACTTGATTTCTTCGTATTTGGATAAAAAGAAATCGTTTGAGTTCTTTGAATCGGCAGAAGAGTTTTACAAGATAGCTGCCAAAACCCCAAGGTCTAATTGTGTGTTGGATAACAGAAAACTATTGAGATTGGGGATTAAAATGAGAGATGTTAAGGAAGCTTTAATCGACTCTCTACAAAACTGGAGGAAAGAATGAAAGGTATAATTTTAGCTGGAGGATCGGGAAGTAGATTATATCCACTGACGGTATCGTGTAACAAGCAGTTATTGCCTGTATATGACAAACCGATGATCTATTATCCTCTATCAACTCTTATTAAGATGGGGATACGAGATATTCGTATCATATCTAGTGAAGAATACATTCACAGATATGTTATGTTGTTTGCAGACGGACATCATTTGGGACTGAATATCTCTTATCGAATACAACCATCTCCAAGAGGATTGCCTGAGGCATTTATTCTGTCGGACGATTTCATCAATAAAGGGGAAAGGGCTGTTCTTGTTCTGGGTGATAACATCTTTCACGGAGAGATTCCACAATCAATAGGAGCTCAGATATTTGCCTATAAAGTGAAAAACCCATCTGATTATGCTGTGGTAGAATTTGATGATAAAGGTAAAGTGGTTTCTCTTGAAGAAAAACCCAAGGAACCAAAGAGTAAGTATGCTGTTCCTGGATTGTATAAGTTGGATTATGACGCTATAGAATATTCAAGGAACTTGAAACCGTCTGGAAGAAGAGAGTTAGAAATCACAGATTTGTTGAAGAAATACATCGAATACAATCTTCTTAACACGTCAATTCTTGGAGAAGGTTTTGTGTGGTTAGACGCAGGTATGCCTTCTATGTTGTTTCAAGCAGCAGCATATGTTCAGACTATTCAAGAAAGAACAGGAAAGAAGATCGGTTGTATTCAGGAGGATTGTTATAAACAAGGGTTCCTGAGTAAGGGAGAGTTAATATCTCTAACGTGTAGTATGCCTAAAGGTGAATATAGACAATATTTGGAGGAATTAGTATGAATGTGTTAGTTACAGGAGGTTGTGGATTTATTGGTTCAAACTTCATCCGACGATGTTTGGAAGATTCTGATATTAACCTTGTAGTCAATGTAGACGCATTAACTTATGCTGGTTCTATGGATTATGTAGAACCGTTCTTGACCAACAGAAAATATACTCAACATATTCCTGTTAGTATTGGAAACTACGGAAGAATATTAGACATTTTGAAAATGTATGAGATCAGTCATATTGTCAATTTTGCCGCTGAGACTCACGTTGATAACTCAATTAAAGATCCAAGACCATTTATTGAGACAAACGTAGTTGCTACTACAGTGTTTCTAGAAGCTTGTAAAGCTTGGTGGCAAGAGAAGTTGGGCCAGTTCATGATGGTCCACGTATCCACCGATGAAGTATACGGAGCATTACCTACGGAAAACGGAACCTTTAGGATAGACACTCCCTATAGACCGAATTCACCGTATTCAGCTACAAAAGCAGCAAGCGATATGTTATGTAGAGCTTGGTATAAGACTTACGGGTTGCCTGTTACAGTTACGAATTGTTGCAATAACTATGGACCAAATCAACATACAGAGAAATTGATTCCTCTTACAATTTCACGGTTGATGAAAAGAGAAAATATTCCTGTATATGGTAAAGGTGAGAATATTCGTGAATGGATTTACGTTGACGATCATTGCGATGCTGTCAAAGAAGTAATGAAACGTGGCAATTACGGAGATCAGTATTTAATCGGAAGCGGATTTGAAGTCAAAAACATTTTCCTTGTGGAGTTAATTTGCGATATCTTTGATGAGAAGACAGGAAATAAGAACTCCAGAGGTTTAATTTCGTTTGTGACGGATAGACCCGGACACGATTTCAGATATTCAATTGATTCTAACAAGATTAGAGATCAGCTGAAATGGGAACCCAAAGTAAAGTTCGACAAAGGTATTGGTTTGACTATTGATTACTATTTAAAGAAGCTTGGATAAATACCAAGGGTTCTCAGCATTGGTCAAGTTATTGTTTAGTTTTTCTATTCTTTTGATATCAATAAAAAAGATATCAAATCCCATTTGACCAACCTCTCCTGAATCTTGAATAATAAGAGGCATTTTCTTCAAATTCTCAAACATTTGACTGCTCATCATTCTTCCATCAAATGAAACGGTTATGTCGTTTTCTCCGGCTTCTTTGATGTGTTTAATTTTCTTGGATAAGTTAAACTTTGTCTGTGGCTGTTGTTCTTCAATATACTTCTTGATGAGTTCGGGATTATCAAGGTAAAGAGTATCACACCAAGGTTCAATCCAAGGAACAAGCTCTGGAGGACAGTTTTGAACGACATATCCCGTGTCAAATCTTGGCCAAACAATAGGTTTCATGTTTTCGTCATGAAGAACGTCCATATGCCACTTTCTCCACCATTCTTTGAACTTGTTTTTACGAAGTTGGGTGTATTCTTCCGAATCTTCTGGACGTTTCCAAACGTGACCGCCTCCGAGAGGAATTTCTTGAACAATCTTCACGCCATCTTTGAATCGACTTCCCCGACAGGTCATATGATATACAAGAGCGTCTCTGGATTGAACGAACGTGTATCCAGCAAGTTGAAATCGGTTGAACAAATCTGAATCTTCCAATTCCATTGGAGCGAATACTCGTTTGTCATGACCACCGATGGCAAAGAAATCTTCTTTATACATCATCCAAGGAGCAAAGATTCCCTCGGAAGTTTTATCCTTATCTCGTTCTGATACCCCAATAGTAAACTGAATATATGGAGTTCTTTTAAACTCTTCTGGTTCCAATCCAAAATCCATCGTGAATTTCTCGGGTCCAGGAGGATGTAAAGGAGGTTCTATTCGTGTTGCTGAAACAACCGTTCCTCTCTTCAAATGTTTAACCATATTGGGGATATAACTCAACGAAGCAACCATATCAGCATGGAAGATTCCAAACACTTCGTTTGTAGCCATATTTGCCCCTTGGTCATAGAGAACAGTGTGACCGACTCTATCAGGTCCTTCGTTTCGGAAGATTTGAACTTTTGGACCCTGAACAGACTTCATCCAATCCCACGTTCCATCTGTAGAAGCATCGTCCAAAAGAATTACTTCTGTGTTAGGATCACAATATTCCCGAATACTTTCGTAAGCGAACTTAACGTATTTGAGATTATTACGAGATGGTATAACTAATGAGACATTCATTTTAGTAATTCACTTGAAGAGTATTTCTTTTCTTGGTTGAGAAGTATGAAACCTATATTTAACTCTAAACACACATCTTTTTCAGAGATATCCACCGTATCGGGAGTTCTATCTCCGCTGTTAAAGAAAGCCATGTTTTCGTTAGGCCAAAGAGATCGTAAATACCTAATACTTTCACGAACCGTTTTATCAATATCAATAGATACAAATGCAAAGTCAACTCCTTTGATACTGTGTACAATGTTCGCTCTGTGGAGAGCGTCCATGAATTTTTTGGAACCTTTCAGGTTCACTTGATAATCATTGTTTACGATGACGATCAATTCATCACACTGTTTTTTGGCTTCATTAAAGTATTCTATATGACCGTAATGAAGGGGGTTGAAATACCCCGAGACTATTCCGTATTTGTATATCATTGATTTAACTCCTTAACTCCACTGCTTTCAAAACTGAATTCCATTATACTATCTTTGAAAACTTCTTTAATTTTATGTTTGGTGAAGGGATTACACATAACTAGAATAAACCCACAACCTCCACTTCCTAATAGCTTTGCTCCGTAGGCCCCCATATCCATGACAGTCTTTATAATGCTATCCACTTTATTATTGGAAATCAAGTTAGAAATGCCACGTTTTTCAATCCACGAACAGTAAAGAAGTTTTCCAATTTCTTCTGTGTTTTCCTTTATGAACCAGTTATAAGCTTCATCGGCTATTTCCAAGATGGTTTGTCTGTCTTTGTTTTCGTGAGATTTGGCTATACTGTTCTGTTCTCTTTGGTCATTCGTATAAATTAAAAGCAAAGAACGTTCAAGTTCTTCTTTAAACTCAGGAGTAACCGGCATAGGTTTAACTGAAAAAATTCCTTCTTTAGAGATTTCGATTGAATTTAATCCACCGTAAGCTGGCCAAATTTGATCTTGTATTCCTCCTGGTTCGTTTAACAAAACCCGTTCAACATGTATAGCCTCAGATGCTAACTCCTTCTTGGATATCTCTGTGTTTCCAAACACTTTATCAATAAGATGAAGCATTCCTACACAAAAAGATGAAGATCCTCCCAGACCTGTTCGGGAAGGAATATCCGAAAACGAAATGAACTCGATTGAATCTGAAATTGTTCTGTAATTCAATACCGCTTTAATCAATGGGTTTTCTATTTCATTCCACTCTTTGACATGTTGAAGCTTTGAGTATGTTATGACGCTCTCGTGAGAAAGAATAGACGGTCGCTTCCTCATACAAAGATAAACGTATTTGTTTATCGTTGTCCCAATGAGAAACGATCCGTTCTTTTCGTAGAAATCTTTGTAATCTGTAGATCCTCCGAACAAAGAAATTCGAAACGGTGACTTAACTATAACCATTAATCGCCTTTTATAACTCTAAAGGAGTCGTCTTCGAAATGTTGGGTTGAAATCTCAATGATATCTGAATCTGGTAAAGCAATCATTTGATGACGAAGACCCACAGGGATTTCTAGGACAACTCCCTCGAATATTTCGTGTTCTTCTGCTTTATCATAATTGTCATCCCAACCCAATTTAAGACGAAACGCCCCTTTCAATATATAGAAGTGTTCAGACTTAAGTTTGTGATAATGATAAGAACATCGTTTACCAGCGTTGAAATGTAACAGTTTACCACAATATAACCCGTTGTTGGTCAACCACAATTCATATCCCCAGCCTTTTTGATGAAATTCTGGCGCTGTGTAATTGAAAACGTTACTTTTCATTATAATAATCCCCCCATTCAATCATGATAGCAGATTTGTTTGAGTTATAAATCGTTTTGTAAGCTTGAACAATGTTCTCCGGTTCAATTAACTCAACAACATAGATGTTCGGACACATAGACCTAAAAGCATTGGCATAATTGCCTACGTGTTGATGTTGTGGGTGTAACGGACGTTCCGATCCTACAGACGTTCGAATAATAACCCTCGGTTTATAGGGGTTAGATGACATTTGTTCAATCTTATCCAAATGGTTGACAATCTGATTTGTTGCCAATAAAAGAAAGTTCCATCTCGGGAATATAGAAATTGGGACGGTCTTCCCATCCAACGCCATTCCAATACTCATACCCATTTGCATGTCTTCACATACAGGCATTTCCCACAACTTATCCGAAGAAACGCCTTTTAGTGTGTTAGTCATTGCTGTTCCTGGATAAGCAACAGCTTGACCTAGAAAAAATGTGTCGGGCTGTTCTCCTAACCACGTCATTGCTTTAGTAAGTTCTTCGGCGTATTTCATTAAAACTGTATCCTTTCTCCGGTTCCAGCGTGTGGATATTTGTTTTCGTATTTGTAGGAGATAATCTTTGGTCCATACCAAGAGTGAAAATGGGTAATATTCCAAGCTTTTCTAGTATCGGTACAGACCGATTTTCCGTTGTCTTCTATGATATAGGTTATCGGAAGATCAAATCTATGAGAATATTTATAATTCTCATTGAAACATCCTGTTTCCGCTGTCATATCTCCGAGAAAACAGTAAACGTGTTCATCCAATTGTTTTCGACTTATATCGAAAGCTTTTCC